ATTGTAATCAGCCGGATTATCATATTGCTGCTCAAGAGCCAGAAGCGGGGCACCATAATAGCGCCCAAGCCAGCCGGTCTGCATAATTTCTTTAATGCTATCGGGAACCGGGTGCCAGTCCGTTGAGGTTCCATCCGCCCAACCTGCACCGAAAGTGGTTACAGGAGTAAGTGCGGCTCTGGTACCAATGACAGCTCTTACGCCGCCGGTTGTCTGATTGATTCTGTCTATCGCGTTCTTTAGAACTGTTGCGTTCAGCGCGCCGCCCGCATCGGTGTAATTATTTGGTGTGTTTGTCGCCGACCAAACAGTCGAAAGAGCAGAAAATACCTTGTTCAGATAATAGTCTCTGAGCTTGGCCTGCATCTCATTCTTAATTTCGTCTACCGTTCCGAGTTCTCCAGATTCCAGCTCCCACAGGTTTGCGGTTACTTTAATATCGGCACCATCCAGAACATAATTCATTCTGTCAGATACCGTAATTTCACTGGCCAAATGAATGGCACCTGGAACAAGGGTCCGCACTTGCATACCCTTTCGTACTTTCTTCACAAGAGCATCCCCCGGTTTTAAGTTCCTGGAGTTCAGAAGGAGGCCGATAATGTCCGTTGTAATATGCCCAGGCTGTGCATATTCTACCAGTAACTGGGCAAGAGCCTCTTTATCCCCGTCCTTCAAAAGGGACGCGACGCTCTCCATTAATTTTTTATCTTCCATTGTAGATAGCCTCCAAAATTTTATTATCCAATTCTGACTGTCAAGCGACCAGTAGTCGAATCGTATCTCTCGGTCGTGCCAACCACACCAACGTCCATAGTTGCGGTATATTTTAGCTTGCCGGCATCCGCAGCATCGTCAGTGGTATTTGCCACAATTAGGGCAGCGCCGGGGACAATGATATTAGAATTGTAAATATATGAACCGGATGGCACAGTGAATACACCGTCTGTATAGGCAAGTGATGGCATTCCAGAGGGAATAGTAAGTCCTTCCTGGTTGCCTGGGTGAGTCATATATACTGTAGCAGAAAATGGGACATTTGGATCTTCGCTAAATCCGCCGCGTTCCGCAAATGGAAACGAGGGCATAGGTTCAAAAACCGGGGTAGGTCTATTATCAACCTTCCAAGTAATAATATACTTAGCCCGTTTGGCTTCCTCTGCGGTTGCAGGAATCTTTGCCCCAGGCAGATCCGTATAACTTCCAAAATCGTATGTAAATGAATGACTGGTTAGGAGGACAAAGCGTCCTTCTGCTACATTCGCTACAGGAATTACACCCAGTACATCACTGAATTCATTAATTTCCATTGTTATTCCTCCAAACTACTGTCTTCGTTCTCTTAATGCTTTAGCCAAGTCGTTAATTCCAACTTTAGACGAATCATTCTGTAAGTTAGGAATTTTTGTGGAGCTATTGGATTCCTTGCCAGCATTGCTTTCTGCAAACGCCACGAGTTCTTGTACCAGGAAGTCCAACGCCGCATCATCTAAGCTCATAAGCATATCACGATTCGCAGAGAAGTAGTCATCGTCTTTTTCGAGCCCGGCCTTGGCAAATTTCTCCTTGATTGCTACAAGCCGCTGTTCTGCCAATTCCGAAGCCTCTACCGCTTTCTTATACTCCCTTAGCTCTTCCAACTCAGACATTGCCGAAGCTGATTCTGCCTTGTGAGCTTCTAAAGCTCCACGGAGCTCTGATAGTTTACCTTCCAATTCAGCAATCTTGCCGTCCTTTTCAGATAACGCTGCTCTCAGTTCTCCATTCTCTTTTGTTAGTTTTTCAAGCTCGTCCAATTTATCTTCCTCCGTAAGTGTGAATGTCACCGGCTGGATGTCCATGCTGTTTAATTCATCTAAGCTGACACCCGCCTCGGCCTGGCTTACAAGCTTATTAAGTTGTGCCCTAACTTTCTTTAGGACATTGGCCGGCAGGCTTGAACCGGAGACTTCTTGCTGGATGGCCGCAAATCTTGACGGATCTACGTTCCCATTACCATCCCTATATGCAAAATATCTAAAACGCTTTTCCGAACCGTCCGGCTGTCTTCTGGTCTCGACTAGCAAGAAAGAAGAATCGGGCAGTCCTTCTATATATGGCCTGCTCCATTTTTTCGCTGAAACGGCCAATATTGGAGTTCTCCCAGCATACGCGGGCTTACCGACAATCGTCACTGCCTTCAGTGTGGTGCCCAATAGGTCAACAACACCGTCGTCTTTAAGGGAATAGTCAGAATACAAGATCTCCCATGAGACATTCAAAGGATCTCCAGACTGCGCCTTGTCTTTAATATACTGAATGTCGGCTGGTCTTTCTTTGAGCCAAAAGGCGGCGATGGCTATAATCTGATTAGCTATCTTTCCACCGACGCTCTCGGCCTGCACCCGCTTAAGATGTGTAATTACTCCGAGTGGTTTTGCGTCCTCATGTCCATCTTTGATTTCACCCTCGGCCATTTTTACCGGCATGAATATTCCTGATGTAATAAGGTTATCAAATTCACTCAGAGGAATTCTCTGGTTATTGCTGTTTGAATTATCATCTGTTAGGATGAATTTTCCCCACGCAACGGCTGGGTTGATAAGTACTGAAGAAAACGCCTCCCCAAGGGTAGTTTCCAATTCCTTATCTGATACTAATTGTATCACATTAGTAAATTCTGTGTTAATTATAGTCTTTTTAGCCATTGTATCTCCAAAAACTAGGTATTATCACCCAGATTACTGTCTTTACCGGTATTTTGCTGTGTGTTTTGTGTACCGCCCTCGTTTGCAGGGGCTCTGCTAAATGGGGCGGGACCAAATTCAGGCAGTCCGTTCTCTCTTAGAAGTTTATTTTCAGTTGCAAGCTTGCCAACCTCGTCCTCGAAGTCGTACCCAAGAACTTCCGCCATCGAGCTCCGACTCACAGACGAAGTATCGTATAGCTTGGATAAAGCAGAGATAAAATCAGAAAATCTGTGCAGATTTAGGGGTTTGAATTCCACCTCAGGGGGCTTTAGATTGTTTTGAATGGCCACATCCCTGAAAATGCTCTTAACAACACGTATAAGTTTTCTTCTAATGCTTTCCATCGTCTTAACAGGAGCAATCATGGCAATCTCTGGGTCTGACGATCCAGACCGCTCGGATTCGCCCGTTATAAGAATTCTCGGAAACCCAAGTCCAAATAAAATTTCCTGATTGATGTCTGCGTACTTCTCGGTATCGGAAAGCAGTGTTGTATCGGGGAATACCCAGCTAAGATTTACTGTATGATTTGTAACTAATTGAAATATTCTTTCAGTAGACTGGTCTGACAACTTTCTAAATGCCAATTGACGCCTGATCTCCTCAACCGTCTCCTGGTCTTCCGGGGAATCTGTTACAGGATATTCATCCGAGCCCACTTTTACATGTAAAATGGCACTAATAACCTTGTCGGCGATGGAGAAATCCATCCTTCTAAGTTTTCTTTTGTGCTTTAGCGCGTTTAATGCAGGAGAAATATACGAGATTGGGTATGGATTATCCGATAGATATTTTCTTCTTATAATATTTTCATTATCCAGTAGAATCTCGGTTGCTCCCCTGGCTATCTCTTTGATGAACTCTGGATATTGTTTAGCTATACTTTTATAGAGTTCTTCATCTTTTCTGCCATCCGCGTATTTGCCCTTTGTCTTTATGAAATCTATTATATCCTGGGGTATTACTACATAATAGGACGGCTTGTCGGATAACAACGATGTATTTATCTTGATCGTTTTTGGATCTCTTACCCATAATGAGACCGGAACGACCAACTTGGTGTACTTTTTGATCCCCAGCTTGAAAATTTCGTCTTTTCCTATTTGTCCGTACCCGACCTCTGGGACAACCAGGCCGGAAAGCAAAAGCTCCTGTGCCATAGTTTCACAGAATCCCAACAGGTCTGGCTTCAACGACTGAAAAACCCTAAACTCGTTCTCCGTGAGTCCAGATTTTGAAATTACCAGGTCATTAATTCCTATTTCGACGAGCTTATTGACTACAGTAGACACAACCGGCTCTGTTTTATAGAAAAACCTGGCCTCGTTTACCTGGTCTACATATTCCTCGTAATCAACCTGATTCTCGAAATTATTTGTAACATCCTGCCACGGATTGGCAGACGCCCTGGCCTCCCCCATCGCGGGTTTGACCAGCCTAATTATTTTTGATTTCTTAGCTGTCATAGTTTAAATAATCCACTTTGGGGAGATAAGTTTCTTCTTTTCTCTCCCATGTATATATTCGTTTGAAATATGGTATGCGCCCACCCCGCATAACAGGGCGGAAGTAAAATGGTCTTCGCCTCTTTTTCCTCCCCTATCAGTAAGAGTCCTATAAGAAATATCCCCGGTTACACTTTTGGTGTACGTCATTCTTTCCAGTTCTGAAATCATATCGGTATCTGTACTAGAAAAAATAATTTTGTGATTATTGGCGTAATCTTGTAAGACTGATACCACATACACTTTTGTTTTAGTTTTTATCTCTGTGCCGTCAGAAGTAATCCCAACGGGCATTGACGATGAAAAATCTATTGGAATAAGGCGGTTTTTGTACTTTTTACCAACATAGTCTTGGTGCTCTAGAAGATGCTGGCGCACAGACTTCCCCGCATTTCCCTCATCCATCCCTATTAATCCGGGCATAAATTTAGTATCTAGAAGATCTATTAGTTTCTCCTGTATCGGATAAGACACCTTCGACAGGCGGATTCTTCCATGAAATCTAAGCCTGCCGTGTGAATCTATATACAGGATGACAATAGCTGTCGGCTCTGTGTAGCCCAAGTCTATACCCATTATCACACCGTAACTGGTTTCCTCTCGTATGTTTGGAAACGCAGAGATTTTGGTAAGGATATTGTCTAAATTGTCATTATCCTGTATTCCGTCTATTTCTAATCTTATCACAGGATAAGGTTCTATCTGGAGCAGGCTTCTATCGAAAAGGGAAAAAACCGGTTTGCCGTGCTGGCCCAAGACATAATGGATATATTCGTCTGTGTCCTCTCCCTTGTATTGCTCTAAAAATCTATCAAGATCCGCTGGTGTAACTCTCGGATTGTCGAAGGCGGATACACGATGCTTCGTGTACGCGTTATTTTCCTGATCGGTATGATAAAGCACATTCCCATCTCTTAGCCCCGTCGGCACACCGGATACTATCTCCCTGTATCCCGGAGTCCATACATTCAGGGAGGGCTGCATTTCTTGAAATGCAGAGAATGGAAAATAGCCCGCCTCATCGGCCAAAATTAGAGGAGTATGCAATCCAATAAGATTCGATCCCGTACCCGATTGTCCAACAATTCTACATAATAGCACAGACTGGTTTGTAAGTGTTATCTTAAATTCAGAACTGTTGACGCCGGATCCCCTGTCAAGGAAATTCTTCAAAAACGAATTTGTTCTAAACTGTCTTACAAGGTTTGTAAAAACAGGGTCTAGATGTACCTTGCTTGGAACTGTATATAGAACGTAGTCGTCCGGGAATACTTTGAATATTAACGACCAAATAATGATAGACGACAAAGACACCGTTTTTCCCACTGCTCTCGCAGAGCATATAGAAACATGTGAGTTAAAATCACAGAGGATTTCCTTTTGATACTCGGAAAACTCAAACGGCTCATCCGCTACAGGGTCAAGATCAAAATTATAGATGAATTCTGTCGACAAAACCGGGTGCTTTAGTATATCATATAGAATAAGATCGTCCCGGCTTAGTTTCTCTACAATCATTTGGTTCTCCAATATCTAATTTTATCTATCTCATATTCCCTGGATTCTATGCGAATCGGGGCGTGCTTTGTCTCACCTCCCGGAGGCCCTCCCCATTTGTCTGTATAATATTTCCGGTTGTTCTCAAAGAATCTATGAGTACTGCCGCCAGTACCCTGATGGATGGTCCGGCTCCAAAAATGGAAAAATCTTGCATTTCCCAATGTACAACATCTATTGCCGGATAATACGATCCGCCTTGCGTAATCATTGTCCACAAAGTAAGCCGGATAGTAATTTACATCCAAATATCCAACACTGTCGAATAGCCCGCCCCTATACAGGCATAAATTCTGTATGTCATAAAGTTGCATATCTTTTATTTCTTTAACATCCGAATAATCCCTGAAGTATTCCCATGGTCTCTGATTAAAATCCTCGAATATATATGTATCACCCCGGAAGAATTCACCGGTACTCGGAAATTGCCGCACAAGATCTCTGACATCATATTGCAGTGCAGAAATGCACTCATAATCTGAGTTGTTGGCAAGATCAATCATTGAATTTACAGCGTGCGGATATGCAACTATATCGTTCCCCGCAATAATCAAGTTGTCGTATTGGTGGGTTCTCCATGCGTAGTCATAAATATCATTTACCGAGAATGGAAATCCCATGTTTTCACGATGAACTATGAAATCATATCCATTGGTGGATACCCAATCAAGAGTTTCTGAATCTCCGGGCTTTCCAACCACAATAAATACGTCAATCGGGTAATCGCATGTTTTTAGTATGGATTCTACTGCCAGCTTGGTAAAATTTGTGTTTCCAAACGTAACAATTCCCAACAGATTTTTTGACATATTAGCCCAGCACTTCCAGTATCTTATTAGTAACTCCGGCAACCGAGGTTTCCGGTGACCAAAATTTTTTTAGCGGCAAATAGTCCTGCCTTACAAAATGAGACGAGTGTTTTGCGTATGTAAACGACAGACTCTTCTTTGTTCCATCCATCCACACATCCTTATTGTGGGCAAATACAAATGGCCCGGATTTTCTGCCAATAATTGTATCGCAGAATCTCGCAAGGTATGAAATCTCATTCAGGTCATATCCATCTTCTGATCTGATGATGCTGTCACTGGTTATAATATTATCCCTGTGAATATTTACCGGACTTGTAATTATAAATAGCAGGTCATCCCTGTATTTAGACACCCAATCCAATATGGGAAGAAAATCGAAATTTTCCGCCTGCATGGAGTTTACTACCCCATTACAGACAAGAACCTTTTTTCTGGGGTTGTTTTCTATAAAATTGACAATGCCGTCTACTTTGAAGAAGGAAAAATCAAGCCTGGGGAGATAATCCTCCAAATTTCCAGAAAGAGACCGGTGGCCGCATTTTATAAGGGTTTCATTAAACATGGCGGCGTTCATGTCCAGCACACACCCCACCATTGGCAATACGTATCTGCTGTCCCTCCCTATCCATGTATTAATATACAGAGAATCTTTAGTTCTTATAAATGGCAGTCTTGCGTCCATTTCAGGAGTGACCTCTGTCCATTTCATGTTTGGAAAATCTGCAAAGGTTCTCTTGTTTTTTCCGTGTGCATAGTAGTATTCTTCGGCTGGGATTGACTGCATGATTTCCCTTACAAATTCCCTGCTCTCGAATAAGTCCCCGTTCCCGAAATGGTTGTAGAATATCAAGGAATTATACATTAAAAATCGGGTATTCCCTTCTTTTTTATTACATTCATGGCGTCCAGAGTAAATCTGTCTCTCATTTTGAGATATTCGGACTGGCCCTCCGTTACCCCGTCGCTCCCCCAGGACATGGCCTCTTCTCCCCAATCCAAATCCTCGAATTCCTCGTCTCCGTGCATCGGTATTATAAAGGAATTATTCGCTAATCCCACCAGTATATCGTCTCCCTCGTGCTTCCATCCGCTGTTTCTCCTCAGTTCTTCCTCAACAATAAGCAGTCTGATTAATCCCTTAAATGATGTAAATATCCCGCAGCCGAGGAAATACTGTGTCTGAGTCGGCTCTTTGACATCGCTTGGATATAATCTTTTCCCGTTACCGCCCTCGAATGACACCCCGCAATATCCAAATGTCTTGTCTCTATCCGCATACTTTAGCAGAGCCTCCAGCGTCCTGCTTCCTACAGATGTATCGTCATCTAACAGTAAATAATAATCGGCTACGTCCAGGAGCCCAATGACATATTTTCCACGAGTTCTCGAATTGAATTGGCTATTTATAATTTCAACCCCATCAATGGGGTCTAAAATCATATCCTTGTTATTATTGAGGATGAATATTCTGTCTGGAACAACAGACCCGTTTTTTAGGTCAGAAACTATCTTATGTAAATTGTCAACTCTCGATTTCCAATAGGCGCATATTACGGCCACTGTCCTCAAATTACACATTTGCCACCAGCAAGTCATTCTGTGCGTTATTTGTATTCCGGTACGAGATAGTATATTTGTTATTAATCCCCAATACAGATGAAATTACCCTATCCCTAGTTATATCACCCCATTCTTTGGATATTCTAGGGTCAGCCGACGGGTTGTATCCAAATATCCTAACATCATCAATCAGGATCGTATGGGTCTTAATTTTATGCCTTTTTATAATATCTAATTCTTTTAATAGCGGCACTTCGATTGGATGAGCCAGTGGGTCTCCGCTAGACAGGTGTGCATCCAGCAGAAAAGTAGCGGGTTCCTCGATGTCTTTAATCATATTCCAGAAATCTTCCGTGCTGGAATCTCCATAGAATAATTTTACTGAGTTTTCATTTTTAAATCTGTCTCTTATTAACTCATAGAGCTGGTGGTCTATTTCTATACTGCGTATCTCCCTAAAGCCGCAGTCCAGCGCTACCTGAACGCCGCCCCCGGTATATGTACCTGTCTCAACAAATATATTGTTATATGTAAATTCAGCCAGTAAGTTATGGTTTAAACTAAGACTCATACTGAATACTCCTCATACATCCTCCGGTAGTATTCTATTGTCCTGTCAAGACCGTCCTCCAATTCAATCAATTTCGGCATTTTCCCATCATAAAGGGGTTTAAGAGTTTCTGGATTTCCAAGCACCACCGAATGTTCGGGCTCTCCCATTCTCATAGGAACATTTTTTATCCTCCCAGACCCGACTTTGGATACCACCATTTCCGCAATCTCCTGTACAGTCGTAGGTCTTCCGGTGCCTGCCTCGAATTTCGGCGCCTTGTTTTCTTCAGACATTGGATTGTACAGATATTGTCCATGTTCTTCGAGTAACGCTCGTACCAGGACATCGGCGACATCCTCGACAAAGATCATATCCATTACCTGAGAGCCATCACCATATACGACAATCTCCTCATTCCTCAGGGCCGGCAGAACAAAGTTCGGGATGATTTTCCTGATCGGCGTATGCTTCTGTCTTGGGCCATAGGCGTTCAACGCCCTGGTTACCGCTATCTTTGTACCAAGCTCTCGATTAAACATCCACGCAAATCTCTCTGCGGCATCCTTAGTAATGCTGTATGGATTGTTCATCCAGTAGTTCCCAACCGATATGTATGAGCACCTTTTACTGTAGACTTGGCAGGACTTAAATACGTTAAGCGTGCCAATTATGTTTGTTTCAACGGCAGGAAGCGGCCTTTCTATTGTTTCAGAAGTCCCCAGCACTCCCGCCAAATGTATAACCCCGTCGCACGAAGAAACCGCCTCACTTACTGAAGTACTATCTCTGACATCCCCCA